AGAAGCAGTAGAATTCCTATCATACCTATAGATATAGATATCCTCAGTTTCTCTTACCATAAACAATGAATCAGCATCAACAGTATCAGTATCAATAGCTTTTAGCTCTGTCAATGTATTAATATAAGCAACTCCTTTAATATTAGCAGCATTTATTTGAGCATAATCTGCTTGACCCGCATTTCTTATTTGCTTTTCTTTTTGAAATCCTATAGTTAAGTCTTCTTTAGTTACTGGAACTCTAGTAATTTTAGTAAACATAAGCACTCCTTAAAAATCGAATACTGTGTTATAAATAGGCCTATATTGTTGCCCTAATGTATTGTCCAAACTAGATAATTTAGCTATATAGCTAAGTTCATTTATATAATATTTAAACTCTATTTCGCTAAGATTAAGATTAGCTGAATCCATATCATCTTTCCAAGCTTGAGAAAGAACATAATGTCTTATAGCTTTATTATAAGCTTCTGGAATATCTAATTTATCTGCTGCAGTTATTATTTTATCTGGATAAGCATAGTAAAAAATTAATAAATTAGGTAAAACTAATTCAATAGAACCTATTAATCCATTTCCATCGCCATAAGCATCAAATACTGTCCATAATCCAGTACTATCTTGCACTGCAAAACAAGTACCAACACTTTCTATACCAACTCCAGGGGTAATTTCAAATTGTTTTGTTGAATTAGAAACTTCAAAATTTAGGTACACTGTATTATTTTGCTTATCATATATAATTGAATCAGGAATTGCTTTTAAACTATATTCTGCAAAAGAATAAAAATCTATAGGCTTTCCATCTAAAAAAGCTCTATGTATCATAAAGCAATTATCAGGTAAATAATAAACTAATTTATTTTCAACTAATGTAATGTTAATATATTTTCTTAAGTATCTTGTTCTTAAAGCAATATCTCTTGCTGCTTCGTTTATTAAAAGTATTAATCTATCATTAGACCAGCGTTTTTCTTGTAAATCATGTAAAGAGGACCTTATTTCTAAAAGCAAATCAGAGGCTAATATCATCATACTCTCCTATAAAGAAGAGGTCCTATTAAAGGACCCCTAAATTAATAAGGGATTGCAGTGTATTCGCCAGTAGTTTTGTTGTATTCTATGTACTCGACAATTACTGTAAATTCACCTTGAGTTATAGTTTTAGATGGAGTGACTATTACAGTTTTACCAGAACCTGTAACTACGTCTGCAGTTCCATTAGCAACTCCAAGGCTATCTAAAGCAATAGCACTTCCAAGCTCACTACCAGTACCACCATCAAATCCTATATTCATAGTAGCAGTAGCATCACCTGCTACTCTTACATATAATTTTGTATTTATTATAACAGCATCTTCTGGCAAATCAAACAATTTGTATGCCTCAGCGGCTGTTATAAGGCTTCCACCAGTAAGAGTTGCCGCAGCTACGCAAACAGACTTTTTCTGATTAAATTTACCTTCTCTTCTTAAATCAGCCATTTATAACCTCCTTATTAAATAGTAACGTCAACAGCAACAACGCCCCAGTCAATACCAGTAACTTTGGCTTCTGCGTAGTCACCATTTTCGTCAAGAAGTCTAGTCTTCTTAGTTGCCATCCATACTTCAAGTGCAGACTCAGACTTAATACCGAAGTCAGTAGACTCTTGGAACCTATAATCAGGCATTTTACCCATAGCAAGAAGCCCTGCAGCTTGACCTAGCAATAGTCCTCTAGACTTAAGGGTAGAACCATAGTCAAAACCTTCTTGCCCTGTCCAAGCACTATTAGTAACATCATATTGTCTAAGTCCAGCAATATCTATATCAGAATCACCTATATCAAAAGGAGTTGTTGAGGTATAAGTTTTTCCAAAGAACATAGGAGCTTCAACAATAAGGAGGTTACCTAATTTACCGATTACACCCTGAATTGCTCTGTTGTTATTACCTCTAACATCAGCATTAATAACAAGTGTCTGATAACCAGAATCTTGCTTAAGTTTAGCCGCCATAGCAGAATCTATTACAAACAACCAAATAGGCCTACCATCATCAAGCATAAAAGGCTCAATAGGTCTTCTTACTCCACCTGTGCTAAATCCTCTACCAGTTTTAAGAATCTTTTCAATATCAAGCAAATCACCATAAGTAAATGTTGACAAGCTAATAACATGAGTTGCAGAATTATCAGTTATACCACTAAGAGTATCAAAAATAGCCTGGTCCTTAAATCTTACGAATAAGTCACCAAGTTTCCTTCTTGAATCAGCATGCTCATTAATAGATAAATCACCAATATCTTTACCATCGAACTTATCACCATTATCAACAACTAAACGATACCTTGATACTGTAAGCTTGTCAGAAAATTTCTTTTTCTGCTCACCTTTACCAAATGCAGTTTCTTTTCCTTTTACAGGTTTTTGAGACAAATTACCGTCAAAATCAAATACAACAGTATGACCATCTGCCGCATTTTCATTATTTGTTTGATAAATTATATAATCTTTTGAAAGACCAGTGAAAGGGGACCAGAAAGACTTAGAAGCAGCCTGAAGGAGCCCTTCCCTAATCCACTTTTTACGTCTTAAGTCGCTAGTTAAACTAATTGTAGACATTTATTACCTCCTAGTATATTTCTTGCCTATAAGATTGAATTATATCAGCATCAATTGCATTTTTAGATGGCTTATGAGAGCCACCAACCTTACCTATGTTAGTAATTCCAGGAGCCTCTTCAGTTTTGATAACCTTATTGGCCCTAAGATAATTAGCTACTTCAGTTAGAAATTGTTCAAATGATACTTCACCTTGTTCTAATTTCTTAATAATACGAGGTGGAATATCGTTTTGAATAACTTCGTCATTAATAATAACATCAGGATTTGCTTCCTGAAATTGCTGCAAATATATTTGGCGTTGAGCTATAATATTTGCTTTCTTTGCTTCCTCAGTCACCTGGTTAAGCTGCTCTAGCACTTTTTGTCTTGCCTCAGTCTCAAGCTGATTGAGCTTCCTTCTCCAAGCTTCTGGGTCTTCAAATTTCAAATCGTCCAGTTCCTGCTTCTGTTCTGGAGTTAGCTCTAGTTCAACTTTAGAAGTTAATAACTCCTGCAGTTTCTGGGTTTTTATCTCAAACTCTTTAGCCTTAGCAGTAGCAGAAGCTAAGGCAGCTTGAGCATCTCTTCTACGTTTTTCTGCTACTATCGCAAACTGCAGTTCTTGTGGTAGCTCTTTAATATTGTCTGGCATTTCCCAAACATTCTTTTCTTTGTTAAAAGTCATTTTACTGACATACTGATTAACAACCATATCAATAGGTTGTTCTTTAGACTCAACTTGCTCTTGAGTCTCATCAGTAGCAGCAGGAATTTCTAACTCTTCCTCTGGTATACTGTTTTTAAAATTTTCCATAAAGCCTCCGGTAAATGATTTTTATACAAACATTCATAATATAATATAATGTGTTAAAAAACTATGTAAATATTTTTTATTTGTGTTATATTATTTAATACAGGATAAATATTTTAAGGAGGACAAATGAGCAACGAGAACAAAATCTATCAAGAGCAGAGAATAATTAGGTCTTTTTCAGTAAAAAATTCAGATTACTTTGGCAAAGCTGTAATATTTAAGCTAGACAAGTACTGTGAAGTCTATAGTGCTAATCGAAGCCAAATTATAGTAAAAGCTTTGCACGAATATTTAGAAAAGAGGTGGAATAATGAACTTGAAAACAGCAAATAAAATACTCGAAGATTTAAAAAATGGCAAAACTATACAAAATATTGTTCAAGAATACCGTGTGCCATACTCTGCGGTTAAAGAAATTGAGTCTAAGTTATCTCAACCTGTTAAAGTTGAGGAAATTGAGACTGAAGTCCAAGAATTAACAGTAGAAAATAAACTATCAGATAAAATGGAAACAACAGCTAATGCTATTATTGACAAAATAAACCGTATGATTGAGTTTGATATGGACCCCAAAGAAATCAAAGCTTTGGCGGACTGTATCACATCAATCCAAAATGCTTTTTTTAATAAACAAAACCCACTTGTGTTAAACCAAGTGAATACTGTATTAAGTGATAAAGAAGTTGTCAAATTCAGAGCTCTTCTTAAGGACTAATTATGAGCTTCATTTTAATTATTTGCAGCATTTATCTATTATATCACCATTTTTATATAACAGGACTTATTGTGCTTTTCATAGCATTAAATATGGAGGACTAAATGTGGCAACTGTCTATATCTAAAGACCAATTTTGTGAATTACACCCAAATTTTCACAATCCAGATATTTTCGAAAGACCTTTCAAATCAGACTCCGATTTTATCGAAAATTATCTAGCTTCAAAATTATGGAGACTAAATAACCTATACACTATTATTGATAAATATGGTAGACTTATTAAATTCAAAATGAATCCAGTTCAGCATTTAGTTTATGCAGAGCTTTTAAAACATCCAAGACTTATTATTCTCAAATCAAGACAGCATGGTATATCAACATTAATGCTTATTAACTTTTTCGATGATGCTCTTTTTATACCTAACCTAAATATAGGCCTTATGGCCCAAGGTACTGACGAAGCCAGCAAACTTCTCGAAAGAGTTAAAATTGCTTGGGATGAGTTAAATCCTGTGATTAAAGATTTTCTCAAGCTTGATACTGACAAAAACAATACTAAAGCTTTTGCTTTCAATAACAACTCTAATATATTTATCAGGGTATCATTCAGGTCAGCTACTCTACACCGCTTACACATTTCAGAGCTCGGCAAAATCGCTTCTAAATATCCTGAGCGAATTACAGAAACTAAGAAAGGTACTCTTCAGGCCATTGCTCCAGGCAACCCCGTAGTTATCGAGTCAACAGCTGAGGGAGATAATGCTTTTAAAGAAATGTGGTTCCAAGCTCGTGACCTAAAACAATACTCACTTATGGACTTCAAGCCGATATTCCTTGGTTGGACTCTTGACCGTGATTGTATATCATCTGCTGAGGAGTACATATCACCTAAACATGCAGAATATTTCGAGAAACTAGCTCTAGAGCATAACATTAAACTAACTCAAGAACAAAAGAACTTCTGGGTTCAGAAATACCGAGAGCTTGGTGATGATATTTATTCTGAGTACCCTACCACAGATGAGGAAGCCTTTACAGTATCCAAGGATGGGACTTACTGGGCTCGCCTGTATAGACAGCATGTTATTAAGAAAGACAGAGAGATTGACGGACTGTTCGACCCTAACCTAGGAGTACAAGTCAGCTATGATTTAGGTATAGATGACATTATGGTTATGTGCTTTTTTCAATACTATAAAAATGAGTACAGAATTATTGACGAATATTATGCAGAAGGCGAAAGCCTCGAGCATTATGTCAAAACTATGTATGAAATGTATGAGAACATAACTAATATAATATTACCACACGATGTTAAAGTTAGGGAGTTAAGTAGTGGCCGAAGTCGTTTAGATTTAATAAGAGGACTTGGAGTTAAGAATATAACTGTTCTACCTAGGTCTAACTTAGCTGATGGTATAGAAGCAGTAAGAGCTATATTACCTAAATTGTGGATTGATAAGAAATGTGAGTATCTTAGAGCGTGCTTTCTTAATTATTCTAAAGCTTGGGATGAAAAATTAGGAACTTGGAAACAAAAACCCTTACATAACTACTATTCTCATGGGGCTGATGCTATACGTTATATGGTATCTGGAATAAATAAGAGCCAAGAAAAGGCAGAAGACAAACTAGGATATAAGCAAGTATTCGACGGTTTGGCGTTATAGGTTGTTATAGTCCAGTAATAAATTTAATACAATATTTACAAAACCCGGTAGGAAATTTTTTCTACTGGGTATTTTTCTGGTAATTATTATTAAATTTATTACACTATTCAAACCCGGTATGAAATTTTTTCTACTGGGTATTTTCTGGTAATTATTATTAAATTTATTGCACTACCAAAACCCGGCGCACAAACCATGCCAGTGTCATATGTAAATATAAAAGGCTAGGCCGGCATATACCCCCAGAATGCCGGCGCTATTTAGCAAAATTTTATACTACTATCTCATAAGTACTGAATTTCTAACATAGCCTTAGTAAAACATTATCTCACTTCTGCTAAGCCTGCCACTCACTACAAACAAAACTATATATTATTTTAAATGAACCACGCTCATCACTATTATGACAGCATCTTGTTATAAATGAGTTGCAGTTCGTTATAAACTAAATAATGTTTTAAGAAAGCCGAGCACTCATTCGTTATAAACTAAATAATGTTTTAAGAAAGCCGAGCACTCATTCGTTATAAACTAATATTCTGTTAGTATTGCGTTGGAAGTTCAGTAAGAACAAAACACTACCTCCGTGCCTGTGAATTGCCGTTCAGTAAAACTATAACTAGTGTTCTGTTAGTATTGCGTTGGGAGTTCAGTAAAATTATAACTAGTGTTCTGTTGGTATTGAGCAGATTGCCCAGTAAAACTATAACTAATGTTCTGTTGGTATTGCGTTGGAGGTTCAGTAAAACTATAACTAATGTTCTGTTGGTATTGTGTTGGAGGTTCAGTAAAACTATAACTAATGTTCTGTTGGTATTGTGTTGGAGGTTCAGTAAAACTATAACTAGTGTTCTGTTGGTATTGCGTTGGAAGTTCAGTAAAAGCAAAACACTGCCTCAGCACTGCGCCAGCTAATATATTGGGTTGCGGTTTAAGAAAGTGTTTTGATTTAACTAAATAGTTGCCAAAAGCTAAATAATACTCTATAACTAATATATTGGGTTGCGGTTTAGGAAAGTGTTTTGATTTGACTAAATAGTTGACAAAAGCTAAATAATACTAAGGTTTGCTGATAGCTGATAAGTTAATTATATTTTGCTGATATAAAAATTTTATTAAAATCTAATATTATCAATAATTTATATTTATAATTTAATATTTATAATTATTAATTATTTAAATTAATAAAAAAATTAACTAATTAATATAATTAACCGGCCATTAAAGGTATTAAAATATAAAAATAAATAATATAGGAAAAACGCTAATTCGTTACATTTTGTAATTGTTTTTTAATTATCAATAATTTATACAATTAATTTTCGTTAATTTCGTTAATTTCGATAATTGATTTTTTTAAATTTTAAAAAAGATTAAAAATATCAGTAGTTTGCGGCCGTCGGCTTGTAATTTTTTGTAATTTTCTCCTAAATTATTGATATTATTGTATTTTTTTAACAATTGTATCAGGAGATTAAAATTTATATTTCAAAATTTTAATTTTAAAATTTTAAGTTTGTAATTTTACTTAAATTTTGTTTAATTTTTTAAATTTTGACTACCTCAAACAAAGTTTAAAAAATTAAATTATAATTATTTAATAATATCAATAATTTATAATCTAAGTAATATAACACAATTTTTTAAAAAATACTTTTCTAAATTTATCAATAATTTACAAACTCCGTAATTTCCAGTAATTTAATTAGTTATTCAACTAATAAACAAATAGCGATTGATAGTAATATTTTTAGTTACGAATGAACGTTCATTCGCATTTTTTTGTTTACTTTTTAATAAAAATATAATATCTTATAATTAAAAGATTGGCTGAGACCAATCAAAAAATTAAAAAGGAGGCAACGATGTTAAAAAACAGATATTTGATTATCCAAGAAAAACTAAGAAAATTGCAGACTCTTGGATGTAATTTCCCTACGTCTGCAGATATAAATAGGTATCTCAAAAGAAATAAGAGATACCAAAAGGATAATTTTGTCATTTGCGTAATCAATGAGTTAAATGAAGTATTATATAATATCAACAATAAAAAGGAGGAAGATTATGATTAAAAAGCAATTCACAGAAATCCACGAATTTCTGGTAAAAAACCAAAACAAAACAGTAAAAGATATTTTGCCAATGTTGGTCCAATTTATGAGCTCCAAGAACCAGGAGCGCTCCTGGCTAGCTGACGAGGATGGCAAAATCATTGCCGTCCGCTGCTACTATCACAAAAGATGGGAATTGGTCAATTATGTTGAATACGGAAGAAAGGCCAGCACAGCGACTGGCCTAAATACGATGTGCAAGGAAGGCACCCGACAATGGACTAAGAAGCAAAGTGAGGCTAAAAAAGCAAAAGAGATATTATTAGCCAAAGTCGCGACTGGACAAATTAACACTGAGCAACTTACAGCGGAACTTCAGAAAATTGAAGAAAAAAGAGCTGAAATTATACCGCTACCAAAAGAGCTTGATAAGTATAGCTTTGAGACAAAGGAGGAAGCACTGGCAGCGTATACAAAACTAACCAACAAAGTAATAAAACCGGCCTAAGCCGGTTTTATTTTTATTAGCTTTAAAATGAACGAGCACTCATTCAACTAATACTCTGAATAACAATTATTTAGCTAATAATTCAAATGAATAGCCGTTCAACCGAAGTCAATAACCTAAGATATAAATTTTACTATTAGCTGCGCCGAAATCAGCGTGCAAAGAACCAAATTTTACTATTAGCTGCGCCGAAATCAGCGTGTAAAGAACTATATTTTACTATTAGCTGCAGAGAAATTATAGCACAAAATCATCTTTGCAATGTTAGTAAAACATTTTAAAATTTAATGTTTACAAATTTAAATTTTAGCCTTATTATATAATAAAGATGAGGCCTGGAGGCTAATATAATAATAGGAGGTAATATTATGATTGAAATTAATATCTCAAAAAATAATGAATTTGCTGGGATGCTAAGGGCAACTAATTTTAAGGAGCTTGATAATGGTTATTTGCTTTTTACTGATGGAGGTGAGATTCAGCTACCAACTAATTCAGAAGTGCTGGACTTACCGGAGACTTATAGTAATAAACAGAAAGCATTAGCTTGGTATAAGACCAAATTAGGTAGTGATGAGACAGATATTAATATAGCTTGGTGGAAGTTTACGGGTGAGATTTTCTATATTGATGAGGCTCCTGCGTCGGATTTTTATAAAGAAAGGATTTGGTCAATTCTGAAGGAAAGTGGGGTTGAGTATAGTTTTAAAAGAGATTTTATGTTGTATGACTCACACAAAGAGGGCAATTCTGTCAAAGTTGTTATTATGGAAAGCGACTATGATTGGGATTATATATGTGAATATATTGATAAGCTACTTTATGACCATCATATTGTTATAGAAATAACTAACGGCAAAGAATATCATTGGTTTAGTTATTTTATGAGCGATATAGGTAAATCAGCGATGCAAGATTTCTATGACACATTAGAAACTATAATAGAAGCAAAAACTATGGAGGTGATAAAATGAAAACATTAATTATTTTGCTCTTGGCCACTTCTGTGGCTTTTGGCCAGTTGCCAACCGATATTATAGCAAAAACTTCGTATTTATTAGCTGTGTGTGCTGATAGCCCAAGTAAACAGCTTAGCGCTTGCAGTGTTAAGAAGGATTTTATAGCTTCTAATTGGCCTGCAGAACTTAAGGTATTATCTGATTTGATATCAAATGCTTGCTACAATGTTTGCTTACATCCTGAATTGTTACCATCAATGATAATTAAATTAAATGAAAACTAATCAATTGCTGGTAAAACAAAAGATAATTTTATCAAATTTGGTATTTACAAATTTTAAATTTGTGTTATATTATAATTAACAAAAACAGAAGGAGGATAAAAATGACAGTTAAAAAAGTATTCGCAGAAGTTCACAAGTTTTTAACTCAAAACAAAAACAGAAGAGTTGAGGAAATATTGCCTCAGCTTGAGGAACTTATGGCACCAAGAAAAGGAACTGGTTCTAGTGCAACTAATGTAATTAGAGATGAGAAAGGTAATATTAAGTATATTTTCTGCTATTACCATAAGAAATGGGAAGACCCTAAAGTTGCTGAGTATGGTGAGAAAAAAGGCACTGCTACTGGACTTAACACAATGTGTAAAGAAGGTGTCAGAATGTGGACTAAGCAGCACAATGAAGCTAAAAAGAAAAAAGAAGAGCTTCTTGCTAAGGTCGCTGCAGGCACACTTAAAACTGAGCAACTTGCAGCAGAACTTCAGAAAATTGAAGCAGCAACTAAAAAAATTATCCCTCGTGCTGATGGACACGGGTTTGATGAGCCTTCTATAAAATAGAACGCAACCTCCATCATCTGCAACCCCATTTTGGCCGTGCTAAATCCCATAGCACGGCTTTTTTATTATCTTAATTAATTAAGTGAGTGAATATTTCAATCTGTATCGCGACTTCTGATAAGGCCTAAGGTTTTTATATAGATTAAAATAAATTGTCTTATATTAGACTTTTGCCAATACTTTAATAAAGCCGGCAATTGAATTTTATTTTATAAATTATTGATAATATTAGATTTTTAAAATACAATCAAAATTTAATATTTACAAATTTAAAATTTTTGATATATTGTTTTTAATTGATGGAGGTTGTTATGATTTTGGTAGGGATAATTGTAGTTTTAAGTCTCACTTGGTTCATTTATGAAATTCTGTCACCTTATAAGTGTCCTTATTGTCGGTCAAAGAATATTGAGTTATTGGCTGTAACAGAGGATTATGCTACTTATAAGTGTAACAGTTGCAAAAAGTTTTTTATAATTAGATAAAGGAGGTTGCTATGAAAAAAGTGCAAAAAGAAAAGATTTGCGCCTATTGTGGCAAGGTCTTCACAAAAACCACCAGAAATAATCTAACAAGCTGTTAAAGGAGGATGTTATGAAAGTCTATAAAATGTATCAAGGCTTGCTGGTAAAAGATTTACCTGCAACGCTAAAACAAGGACTGCTCAAAGGGTTCGATGGGTTTGAAGAAAAGGAAATTCTTGAAGCTACAATACAGAGTTGGAAGGATTTTCTTTTTGACTCACAGCTCCAAACTGGAGTTGAAACACAAGAGTTTTGGGAAAGGTTGTTTGAAGATGCCGTTGTAGTCGATGAAGTCAAACCTAATATTTTTATATTAGGTTTAAAAATCCTTGACTTTCTTGATACAAGATGGAGTTATCATCAATCCTTTGACAACATAGCTCTTGTGGACTGGGGAATGCCTGCGCTTATATATGATGCAGACCTGCCCTATTTTGGGGAAGGGTATATAGTTATAGGCAAGTCAAAGGATGGAGAATTTTATTTTATTCAGGATTTAGCTACTCAAGAGCAAATACTTAAAGATATACAAAATTTATAGGGGGATATTATGAGTAAACTATCATTGGATAAGAAAATAGAATTAATTAATAAATACTGCAAAGAAACCTTAAGTATTACTCATTACTCTGAGTGGGAATTAAGCTCATATGGAAAAGGCACTCTTTTCTATGAAGATATTGTAAAAGGTAAAACTATCAAAGACGTAGTTAACAAAGCATATAATATATTCAAGGAGGTTACAAAATGAAAAAGATTTTATGGGCAGCTGCCCACCCAATACTTGAAGCACAAAGGGAAGAATTGAGAAACCTTTATGGAGAGGATGTTCAAATAGACATTCTCAAAAATAATGATTTGGATATGCCAAACATTTTTGATAGCCCTAAAGATGCTACATCTCTGTGCAATTTGGCAGAAAGATTTTTGTTTAAAGTAAAAGAACATCAGTATGATATTGTAGTGCAGCCTGCAGGAAGTCCTGCTTTCCAATTTGCACTAGGAGTTGCCGCATATAATAAAGAAAAAATCAAAATACTTTATGCTCACAGTGAAAGAAAAATTATAGAAGAGGAAAACGAAGATGGTATTATTATAAAGAAATCTATGTTTGAACATAGTCATTTTATAAGATTTGTGTTTTGAAGAGAAGAGGGAGAGAAAATAGAATTTTATTAGGAGTGAGTTATGAAAATGTCTGAAATATTACTATTAATGGTTGCTATGGCTTTATTCCTGGCTGTTATTTCTTACGGTGCCTATACTTCAATTATGTTGGACCGGTTAGCCGAGCAGACATTTAGAGATATACAGAATACACAGCAGAAAATAGATGCTCTTGCTAACACTATGCAGGCTAAATATTTAGAGATAGCCGAGCAAATAGAAAACAAAAGAGTGGGGAGGAAGCATGAAAAGAAATAGAAGATGTCACTTCTGCCACAAAGTTATAGAAGGCAGAGGTGTCGGCAACGGCAGGTTTTGCTCAAAAACATGTATGGGACGCTACCGTTATTACACCGAGCGGTATAAGCTCGACACTACTAAACCGATATATTACTATCACGGCACTTGCCAGACCTGCGGTAAGGAGTTTGAAGTGTATCATAGCTACCGCAGACATTCAACCCAAGCTCCGCAGAAGTATTGCTCTGATGAGTGCAGAAAAGAGGGGGTTACTAAGGAATATGGAATCACTGAATTTACACTAAATGAGTGCAGTGAGCGGTTTAAAAATATTGTGCTGCAAGAGGTGCTTGTCAACGGTGAGGATTTTGTCATTAATGCGATACATCATTATAGGGATGTTTGCTTCCGGGGAGGTTTAAAATGAGATTGGATGTAGATATCCAATTAGATTTCTATTGTGATGTATGCGGCAGCCCTATGGATAATAACATCTTCTATGACAACCTACGGTCTATAATTCGAATAGAACCGTGTGAAAATTGTTTAAAGGTAGCATGTGAGGCAGCACGTGAGGAAGCTCGTGAGGAAGCTCTTAAGGAAGCACGTGAAGAATGAAATTACTATTGAAGTTGTTTTAGAGAAAAATTTATAGAAAAGAAACATATAGGAGGCTACAAAATGAAATACTGGATAAAAGCTATGCATAATAAAAAAGTATATATGAAGCTTAAACCTAATATAGCTACAGCACTTGAAAATATGCCGGAAGATGAGGCACTTATATTAGCCTTAGAAACTCTTAAAGAAAAATATGCAAGGGAAAGAGCTGATATAATACTTGACTGCCCATTGTGCATAGTTTATAAAGACTGCCGCAAATGTCCGTGGAGTTTATTAGTTAGGGCTGATGGCTTTGATGTGCCTTGTATGGATTATTTAGCTGAAAGAGGTTTGTTAGCTTCTGGAGTAACTAAAGCTAAAATAGATGATTTTTGGAAGAGGTATAAAATATGGCAAAAGGCATTATCATTATAATTGCAGTAATTATAATATTGTTCATATTAGATAAAAAGAAAAATAGGAGGTGATACTAATGAACAGAATTAAATTAATACCAGAGCCTATATTAGCTCAAATGAGTGAGGAATATGAATTGGGTGTGCCTGTAGCTAAAATTAAAAATAAATATGGCGCAGATATGAGCTTGCCGAAACTTAAACAGTTATTGGAATATTATAAAGAGCCGGCATTGCATCAAAGTATATTTCCGCAGTGGTTAACTTATGATACTGTAATACAACCAGATAATTGGTCTTACAGAGGAAAATTTCCTTTTGGAGAATGGCGGAGAAAAAAATAACAATAGGAGCTAACAATGAAGTTATTTATTGACTTGGGCTGGCACACTGTTCCGCTTGAAGGAGAGCTCCGCCGATTAGAGGATGGTAAAAAGACAATACCGCTGTTCCCAAAAAATTGGAATAAAATTTATACTGAAAATTTCAATACAAAAATTACTCCCATTGGCGGAGCTATGACTGGGAAAGTCTCTGGAATTGTGGCAATAGATTGTGACACAGAGAAAACTTGGAACTTGTTTAGGTCACTTGATGCTAATTATGAATTTGTATTCAGGTCAAAAGGAAAAGGTGAAGAGTGTGGCACTATAATATATAAATATATTGAAGGAATTCCAAGTTTTAGAGCTGAAGGGTTAGATTTCTTTTCTGATGGTGGATTTATATATTTGCCAACAAAAGCTAATCAAACAAAGCATCCTTGGGATTATAATATTAAAAATTGCCCAGAATTAAAAGAAGCTCCTGAGTCTGTAGTTGCTTTGTTAAAATTGTTAGCTACAACTAAAACAATGGCTGGACAAACTGTGTCACTTAATAAGCGAATCACAACTAATTATAGGTTAGCTCCATTAGTTATTGAATTTGTGGAAAGTAAAGAGTATATTCCAGCATTGTTTAAGATAATTACACCTAAACAATTTAGGGAGCATTCTACTTATAAAAAGATAGGCCACCTGCATCCTAATGAAATACCAATGGGTCAAGGCTCTGCCTATTTATCACAGGTAAGTGCTATACTTGGTGCAGACCCAAGCATTGACGAGGATTTATATACTAAAGCTATTAAACTTATTAATCAGCTTTGGGAAAATCCTATGCCTGCTCATCGTTTAGAGGCTACTATAATTAAACCAATGCTAACTGGGCAAGCTAAAATAAATGGTGAAGCTATTTGGACTTATGATGAATATTGGCAGCAAATTGGCTTTGTGGCTACTGCACTTAATGGAGACTTCATTGAGTCATTTTTTGACGACCAAAAAGGTATATTTTACCTTATTAATTATACTAAAAACTACACTAAAGCTTTTACAGAAAAACGTGTTTGTATTAGCACAATTAAAGCATTAACTGGGCGGAAACTAACAGAAGAGCAATATGATAAGTATAAGTCAATAATTAATTCTGTTATAGAGCCAACAAGAGAATTTGGGCACCTCGAGAATGCCCAGTTTAATTTGTTTAGAAGGTCTTATTATCTTGAAATACTGAATAACCCATCATTACATAAGGATAACTATAAAGAGCCGGTAAACACAATTAAATTTCTCAAATCTCTTGTGCCTAATGATAAAGATAGGCTATGGCTTTTACGATTTATACGGACTAAATTCACAACATTTAAATATAGCCCTATAATATTATATTTTATAGGTGCGCAAGGTTCAGGTAAAGATACATTATTTAGCTTATTAACTGATATAATAGGCATTGAATATACTGCTAAGCCTGATACTAAAGTATTTTGTGAACAGTATAATGGCTGGTTAATGGATAAGTTTCTGGTGCAATTAGATGAGTATGGTAATAAACTAACTTCTAATGCAGAACGTAATATAGTTCTTGGAAAATTGAAATCTTACTCAGGCTCGCCACAAATACAAATAAGGGCGATGAGACAGGATGGTTTTAATTATTGGCATAGTTGCACATTTGTGCTAACAGCTAATAATAACCCATTGCCACTCGAGATTGAGGATAGACGAATTGCTTTTTTCTTAACTCCTAACAGATTAGATAGGCAACCGTTTGTGAGTGATATATCTCAATTTGTTAGCAGTTTAAAAGAAGAGCTAACTGATTTTTGTTATTGGTTAGCTACAAATGTTGAAAACTTATCATCGAATGAGTATATGATTGCTCCTGAAACAGCGCAGAAACAAAAGATAGTTTTAGACTCCCAACCAGCGTATAAACTGTTAGTACACCTAATTACACAGCAAAAATTTGAAGAGCTAGACCAATTATTTAAAGATTATAATATAGCTGATTATGATACAGGTTGGCAGAATGGCCGACTTATGCATGACCCTTTAGCTGAGTTATATAATCATTTAACTGAAGGTCAAGGCTCTGTTAGAGTATTAGTCAAAGCACTTAAAGATGTAGGTTTTAAAAGGTACCATACTACACATAAGTCTGTTAATATATTCTACTATATAATAGATGGGTTAGAGCAATATTACAGACAAACCAGAACAGAGTTTGGTGAATTAAAATGAAATTTTATATTTACAAAGTTTAAAAATTATTATATTATAATAAATAAGTCCATTTGGACTAAAAACAAAGGAGGTATATTATGGCACTTGAAAAAGTAATCACTCCGGTAGGAGAACTTTTATGGGTAACACATTCAGGCGAAGGTAAAGAAGATTTATCAGGGCGACTTCAATATGTCGCAACTCTTGCTCTTGAAGGTGAGCAAGCAGAAGGGCTAAAAATGGAAATTACCAACTTTTGGGAAGAGTATAAACCCAAAAAAGGTAAAAAAGAGCCTAAGTCATTGGGCTTCAAAGCAGAATATGACGCAGATGGAAATGAAACTGGGAGAACGTTGTTTACTTTCAAAACCAGCACAACATTTCCTAACGGAGAAAAGAAAGTAGTAAACATTTATAATGCCAAAGGGCACAGAATTAATTTAGGTGATAAGAAAATTGGAAATGGTTCAACTGGTAGAATATCTGGCTTTATGGGAATCTATGAAGCCGCAGGCCAAGCTGGGGTTACTTTGTACTTGAATGGTATTCAGTTAAAAACATTTATTGAGTATAACCCCGGTGATAATTTTGATGATATCTCATCAGGTGAAGAGGATTTTATAACACCTGACGAAAATACATTACCAGAAATTTAATGAGAGGCCTAAGCCTCTCTTCTCTACTTTAGGAGGTTGCGATGATTGAAAATGTCAATAAAGAAGAGCCTTTATTTTTTGACTTAGAAACTCAAGATTTATATGGTGAAATATTATTAGCTTCATTTTATCAGAAAGGTTGGCCTGAAGCAATAGTTATAGAAAGACCTAATTCTTATGATTTACTTAGTTTTTTGCTTGATAAATATATTATAGGTCATAATATTCATTATGACATATCAACAATGCAAAAGCAGACTAAAACTAATTTTATACCTTATAAATTTGATGACACATTTATTGCAGCAAAGCTAAGGTGGCCTGCAAAAGAAAACTTTGACTTAGAATCTGTTTGTTTATATGCTTTAGGTTTTAATCCTTATGAAAGTAATAAAAAAGACTTGCAAAAATCTTTCAAAAAAGGCTTATACTCACAAGAGCAGATAGAGTATGCAAAGAAAGATACTTATTATTTAGCACCAATTTGGGAAAAGTGTAAAACTGTTACTGATTCATTTGTTTATAAACAAGATATTAGAACGTTAAAAATAGCATTAAATTTCCAAAATAATGGTTTATATTTAGATATAAATAAAAGTTTTGAATATCTATCTTTAAATAAAGAAAAAGTCCAAAAAATCAATTTACCAATTAACCCTAATAGTTATATCCAAGTAAGACCTTATATAGAAAGTGAGGAATCTGATGATTTAGCTTTAGCTAAGTTAGCTTTGCAAGGTAATGAAAAAGCGGAGCAAGTTAGAATAGTTAGAAAATTGCTAAAAGAGAACTCATTTATTCAAAAGTTTTTAGATTCTTGTGATAGTGATAATAAAATATATGGTAAATTTTCACCTAAAACACGTTCAGGTAGATTTGCTAGTTTTGACCAAAATTTACAGCAAATTCCTCGTAATTTGAAAAAACTATTTTCAGCACCTGAAGAGCATGTTATTATTTATTCTGACTTTTCTCAATTAGAGTTAAGGACAATAGCCGCAATAACTGGAGATAAAATAATGTGCCAATTATTTAAAGAAGGTATAGATTTACACGGTTATACTGCTGAGCTATTATTTGGTAAAGACTGGACGAAACGAGAAAGACAAATAGCTAAAACTTTTAATTTTAGTTTATTATATGGTGCAGGTGTTGGAGTTGCTAAATCAAGGCTTATTAAGGATGCTAACATATGGCTAACTGAAGATGAGATAAGAGATAAGAAACAAAAGTGGCATAACTTATATTCAGGTATAACAGCTTGGCAGGAGCAAGGTAAATCAGCTTGGAGACACCAGCAGTTATGGTCAACTCCTTGTGGTAGAAAATATTTAGGTGCCCGACTAACGGACCAATTAAATATTATGAATCAAGGTTTTGGAGCAGAGATAAGTAAATTAGCTTTAATATATATTGATGAGATTTTGCAAGGCTCTGAATTTGAATTAAATAATTATATCCACGATAGTTTTTATATAACTGGCCCTGATAAGCCTGCTGAATATAAAGAAGTGGCTAAGAAAGTTGGTGAATGTATGCAAAGAGCTTGGCAAGAATTAGTTAATGGAACTGGAGTCAAAGCTAAAGATATACCTATGCCTGTTAATGTTAGAGTTGGTTATAATTGGGGTGATATAGAAAGCGATAAGTTTGTTTGGGAAATAAATTTATAGGAGGTGTTTTATGTGTTATACTGGAATATGTAAATATGAGAATTATTTTGGTGAATGCTCAGGTGATTGGAATGAGCCGGACTCATTATGTGGTAGAAAAAAAGAGTATGATAAGGCAATTAAGGATTTGAGAAATGGTTATCTAACTAAAAAAGAAATTCAAACATTACTTGATGATGAGGTATTAGATTATGACGATTTAGAATTTTATGGTTATGATTTGGATGAATTAGATGACGACGAGGACAATGACGAGGTAGAGCAATGACTTTAATCGACTATGCTTTTAAAGATTTAGCTAATCATATACTAACTACTGGTAATAAGAGGCAAGTTAGAAATGGTGAAGTTTTTAGCATATTTGGCTATTCCTTCACTTATGATATGTCAATGAATGGTTTCCCTATAATGCAAAGTAGACGAATACCATTTAAATCTGCAGCAGGTGAATTAGAAGCATTTCTTAACAAGCCTAAAAAAGTTGAGGATTTTACTTCAAGAGGCTGCAAATATTGGACTGAATATGGAGATGCTGAAGGAAATTTAGAATTAGATTACGGTAATGCTTGGCTTGACTGGAATGGTGTTAATCAGTTACTTGCAGTTGAAAAGGCTCTTAAAGAAAATCCTACAGACAGACGAATGATTATTTCTGGTTGGCGCCCGGATAGGCTAAATAAGCTTAGTCTGCCTTGCTGTCATATTTTATACCAATTCTACTGTGAAGATAAGTTTGTTGATATGATATGGTATCAAAGAAGTGCAGATGTTGCTTTAGGTTTATCTGTAGACTTTGTAACTGCTGGCCTATTATTAGCTCTTATTGCTAATGCTGCTAATAAATTACCAAGGAAAATAATCTTTATGTTAGGTGATGCTCATATTTATCAAAAGCATGTTAAAACTTTAATTAAACAATTAGAGCTAATTAATAGTTCAAAGTTTGAGCCTGTTACTTATATGCTTAATATACTACCAGGTATATCTAGCACATTTTTTACTAAAGACTTGCTTGTAATATTTGACTATGAACCTAAAGGAGATTTCAAATATGAACTATTTGTATAATGGAATTGGTAGCGTGTTACTAGATAATACGTATAATTTTTATCTTGATGAGGAAGGTAATTTACCAAATAGGCCTAATTGGGATAAACAATTTTTAATTGACTTAGTGTGTGACAAATATATAGTTTGTAGTGACAATACCTATAATGATTTGCCTACTAGTATTAAGAAAATAACTACAAGACTAACTAAAGAGCAAGATATTTATATGCTAAACCACATTAATTTAGGTATTAAAACTTTTAAAGAATACCCTCCATTTATGTTGTATATTGTTAGAAGTGAGCAAGTTTTAACTGAAGGCAAAAGATGGCAAAAAGATTGGTTATTAAATAATTATAGGCTACAAAATAAAATTAGAGGAGTTGAACTATGGATACACTTATAATCAAAAGGATAATTAATTGGAATAGTAACAGATACGAGCAAGAGTATAGTCACAATTTAACTTGTAATTTGCTGCTTGAGGAAGTTAATGAGCTTACTGTTGCAAGAAACCCAGTAGATAAAATCGATGCTTTAGTTGATATTATTTATGTAGCTACTGGTGCTTTATGGAAGCTTGGATTAAACGAAGAGCAAATTTACAGAGCTATTGAAATTGTTTGTGATTCTAATGATTCTAAAAAAGTTGAGAAAGTTGACTCAAGTATAAAAGCTAACATTAACAAAGGTGACTCTTATATCCCACCTACAGAAAGATTAACATTATTATGGAAAGAGGTGTCAAATGAGTAAGATTAGAAATATAGACAAATTTGAAGCAGAAGCTTTAAAAGTTGCTGCACAAAGTCCTTCTAAAAAGAGAAAAGTTGGGGCTATATTAGCTGACGTAGAAAATGATATTATAGTGGCTTCAGGCTATAATCATAACCCAAATGAGGATGAGCCTTGTGAGATAGATGGTATTACTCTGCCTAATGTAGTGCATGCTGAAGTGGCTTGTATTAAAAATTTTAGCCAAGCTGAGCATGAAAATGTTATAGATACTAGTCGATTAACTATGTTTGTAACCCATCCACCTTGTGAAAATTGCTTAGCTGAAATTAAAAAATTTGGTTGCAAGCTACATATAGTTGGTGCATTTATGAAGTTTGATGCAGATAAGCTTAGGTATGATTTACTACCTCCATTTGCATTAAAAGAATTAGCTAGAGTTCTTACTTATGGAGCTAAGAAATATAAGCCAAATAATTGGAAATTAGTAGATGACCCATACAGATACATTGCAGCTTTATATCGTCATATAGAAGCCTGGAGATTAGGAGAGGAATTTGACAAAGAAAGTGGTATACATCACCTGTCACATGCTGCAACTAATGCTATATTTTTGGTTGAATTATTTGCTAAAAGGAGAAAAAGATGATTAATTGGGATGGGCGTAAAATAACTATTAGACCTTCTGCTATAGACACATTTTTGAACTGCCCTTATCAATGGGCTAAGGTATTTTTAGAAGGGGTAATAACTATTCCGTCAGCTAGGGCTGCGGTAGGAACTGCTATCCATAAAGCAGCGGAAGTTTTATGGACTGAAAGTATGAAAGAAAAAAGAAAAGTCACAACTGAAAGCGTAGCTCTTGATGCAGCTATGGAAGCTTTTAAAGAAGAGAAACAGAAAGGCTTGCAATTTGATGAGACAATTAAAGAAGATAATGCTGAGTATTTTATTGTTAAAGGAGCTAAAATATTTATAGAAGACCTTATGCCGTTTTTAGATATTCCAGAAGCAGTTGAGAAAAGGTATGCTATACAAATTACTCATCCTGTTGTTGCGGAAATTGGAGGAACTATAGATTATATAACTGATAAAGAGATAGGCGATATTAAAACTACTCAAAGAAAAGCTACAACTGCGCATTATAAAACTCAGCAAAGTGTGTATAAATATTTAGCTGAAGTTAATAATAAAAAGATTAGTTATTCTTATATTCAGAATATAGTTTTATCTAAGACTACAGCAGGTGGCCAAATAATGGATATTGAAGTTGACACAACTCAAGCTAAATATTTATTAGAATCTATGCTTAAAACTTTAAGTATATTTTTTAAAGATACAGTACCAGCTGAAGTATTATTTAGAGGTAATCCTAAATGGTACTTATGTAGTCCTAACTATTGCTCTTTATATGATACTTGTCCTTTTGTAAAGGGAGAAATATAATGCTGGAACCAAAAGACTTTCAGTTTAAAATTGCTGAAAAAGGACTGCAATTGCTAAGAACTTATGGTATTTGTTATTTAGCTATGCAAGAGCGGACAGGTAAAACCCTGTCTGCTATTCTTATAGCTGAGCAGTCTAAAGCTAATAATATACTAGTTGTAACTAAGAAAAAAGCTTTGGATGGTTGGCAATGGCATTTTGAAAATTTTAAAACGGCTAAAAATTATACTTTGATAAATTATCATAGCCTTCACAAATTAAATAACAATGAATTTGAATTAGTTATTTTGGACGAAGCTCATAATTATGTTTCAGGTTATCCTAAGCCTTCAAAAACATTTAAACAATTAAAGCCTTTTACTTATAACAAGCCAATAATATATTTAAGTGCTACTCCTCACGCACAGAGTTATGCCCAGCTATTTCATCAATTTGCTTTAACTAAATATTCACCTTGGAAAAGTTATAAGAATTTTTATCATTGGTTTAAAAACTATGGTGTTCCTGAAGAGCAGTGGATAGCTGGTAGAAAAATAGTTAAATATAATAATACAATTGAGAATAAAGTTCTGCAAGATGTTGAGAACTTTTTTATTATTTATACTAGGCAACAACTGGGTTTTCCTTTTGAACCTACAGATTGTGTTCATTATATAGAATTAAATGAAGAGACAACTAAAAAATATAATCAATTAGTTAGAAAGAATATGTTAGAAATTGATGACAAATTATTAATTTGTGATACCTCTATGAAATTAAGAACTTCTTTACATATGCTTGAAGGAGGTGTAGCTAAAATTGATAACGATTATTTAATTTTACCTAATAATGAAAAGATTGACTATATTTTAAACACTTGGGGAGACTCTGATGATATAGTTATAATGTATAATTATATCGCAGAAGGAATGAAGTTAAGAAATTATTTTAAACATGCTTTAATACTTCAGTCGACTAGTTATGCAGAAGGTATAGACCTCGCTCATAAAAAGCATTTAATTATTTATTCCCAAGATTTTTCTACTGCACGATGGACACAACGTAGGGCAAGACAAGCTAGTATGCATAGAAAAGAAGATATAGTAGTGCATTATTTATTAGTTAAAAAAGCTATAAGTGAACAAGTTTATAACACTGTTAGTATTAATAAGAAAAACTTTGTGGATTCTATGTTTGAACGATATACATTAGGAGGCTAATATGAAGGCATTATTAGATTTAAAAGCAACAGCAAGTAAGTTAAGCAAAGAATTAATTTTACGTGATTTATCAAATATTGATAAGCAAGTATTTTACTATGCTTACAACCCTTATTATACATACTATCTTAATTTTTCAGTGATTGACTGGTATAATTTAGGTGAACCTACTAAAGAAATGTTTAGCTTATTAAATCAGTTAAAAGATAGAAAAATTACTGGTAACGAAGCTAGAAAAGCTGCTGAAGACTTTGCTTTTAAAAATGGTGATTTAATAAAACTTATTTGTAATAAGCATTTAGAATGCGGGGTATCCGCAACATTATTTAATTCTGTATATTCTAATTTTATTCCTGTATTTAAAGTGCAATTAGCTAAGGACTTTCATAAAGTTAAACCTAAATTTCCTTATATTGCTCAAATTAAATTTGATGGCGTTAGAGTAATTTGTGTATTTAGAAATGGTAAGCTAACACTATTTTCAAGAAATGGTAAAGCTATATATTTACCTACTTTTTGTTCTAAAAATTATAATATGTATATGAATGGTGTTTTAGATGGAGAAATAACTTTTAAAGATGGGTTACAAATTGATAGACCTGCTTTAGCAGGTAAAATTAATAGTGCTATACAAGGCGCTATTATTGATGATTCAGACCTTATTATTAATGTTTTTGATTACTTAGATTTAGAAGAATTTGAGTCTACTTTTTGCTCAAAAATTTATGCTGAAAGGTATAAAAAAGCTACAGAATTCTTATTATTTTTAAACTCAAGTAAGTTTAAATTAGCAGAAACTTGGGAAGTTAGTGATATGAAAGAATTAAATAACTTATTTACAAATACTATTAATCAAGGCCAAGAAGGTTTAATGTTAAAGAAATGGGATAGTCTTTATAGCTTTAAAAGAAGCAATGCTTGGCTAAAACTAAAACCTGTATTAGATGCAGACTTAACTTGTGTTGATGTTATTGAAGGTGAAGGAAAATATAAAGGTATGGTTGGCGCATTAGCTTGTGAAGGTTTTGTTGATGATACTTTTGTTAAAGTTAAAGTAGGCTCTGGTTTAACCGATATAGATAGGCAATTGCCATTTGACTATTATTTAAATAAAACTATAACGGTTAGGTATACACATATAATTATGAATGAGACAGGAGAATATAGTTTATTTGCTCCAAGATTTATAGAAGTTAGGTTTGATAAATAGGTATTGGCAAAAGGCTAATTTTAAATATGTATATAAATACCTTAGGCCTTATTAAACATTGCGATACGGATTGAAATATTCATTAACTGGAGGCATTATGCGACAAGAAAAGTATTATCAAAATAAGATAATAAACTATCTTAAAACTGCAGGGATATATCATTTTAAAGTTATTTCAGCTAATAAGAAAGGAATTCCTGATATAATAGGTTGCACTCCCGAAGGTAAATTTTTTGCTATTGAGGTTAAAGCTCAGAACTACTGTAAGCTTTCAGAGTTACAAAAAATAAACCTAGATAAGATAAAAGAAAGTAATGGTATAGCTTTTGTAGCTAATGGTGAGGAAGGTTTAGAAAAAGTATTAGACTTTATTAAGGATTTAACAGAGGGCTAATTGCCCTCTGCTACTCCACTATATCCTCTTTAAATAACTCTAACTTATCTCTTAATTTATAACCTATATAGCCTTTACGTCTTAACTCTGCCTTGATAATAGGGCTATTCAAATCTTTAGGACTTAGCTTAGTATTTTCAAATATTACTTTTAGTTGTGCTTCAGAAGCAATTCTATCAGGATTTACAAAAATTTGCTTCGCTTTACCTGCAGGTTTTTCAGTAGTAAACCTAAGTATTTTACCTGTTTTTTCATCTATTTCTGCATATGCTTGCATTTTATTAATAGCATTTTTACTAGGTGTATTTGCAACATTTTGTCTTAGCTTTAAAATGCTATCTTCTAATATAGCCCAATCATCAGATACAACTAACTTTTTAATTTCAGAAGGAAGTTTTGCATCCATAGGATTTTCTAATATTTTACTAACTTTATGAATAAGAGATAAAGCACTACCTTTCTTAGTAGGCATCTTTCTTTTAATATAATCAAATACTCTATTGACAAGTTCAAATTTACTTCTAGCAACTAAGTCATCAGTAATATAAGTACTATTTTGCATATTGAATAAACCTCTTGAAGCTCTTGAAAGTGCCACATCATTTTTATATATTTTAGCCATCTCATTAATAACTGCTTTTAGCTCTTTACCTTCGGGAGTGCCTATTTTAACTGCATTAATATTTTCTGCTAATTTTTCAAAGTCAATTGCACTAAATCCTTCAATTTTTTTCATATTTTTTTCTAGATAATAGTCTATAATAGATTTTTCAACTATAGTTCTAGTATTAGCTGGAAGTCTTACCATTACATCGTTAAAAGTATTATCTAAACTACTAGCATATTTAGATACAAGTCTTCTAACTGTTTGTTCGCTAATCCCTGGTTTATTTAAAGCTTTAAATAAAACATTATTCTCTAGCATTTTCATTTCGGCGTATTTTTGCTTGGCCATTTTCCAATTATTTAACCAAGCTCTAGCTTCATTTTCAGGTAAAATATTTTTAACTACTGTCGATATTTCACCATCAATATTTTTAAGGACACTATTAATTGCATCAAAGTCTCTTTTATCTTCAAGAATTTTACTATATTTAAAGTCATTAACTGCTTGTCTTAAATCTAACAAAGCTTCAAAACTTCTGTCTGTAGTTCTATTATTTATAACTTTAATATAGTTGAGAAATTGTTCAAGTTTAGTTGGGTCTTTAATATTCTTTTCTATGCTATCCAAAACTTGTGGCAAAGCAAGTTTTTTCATATCAAATTGATAAAGTTCAGGTGGCACAGATTTAATACCTTGTTGCTTCACAGAGCTATATAGTTCTTTAACTAAGGTTCTATAATTAGTAAGGTCTTTTATTACTACATCTCCTATTTGTTCTGGTAAACTGTTATTAACTAATAATTTTAAATCCTTAGCTCTTTTGTCTATATTAGAAGCTAATTCAATAGTAAATAAGTTTTTTCTAGCTGCGGGTCTTACTATAGCCTCACCGCCTGGCATTGTAGTTATTACACTTTCTATAGCCTTATCAGGGTCTAGCTTTCCATTTTGCACAAATTTAGCTACAGGGTCATTCTTAGTTTGCTGTGCTATAGTTAAAGCAACTTCTTCTAATTGGTCATCAGTTAGGTTAAGAATATCTTTTAAGGCTTTTAAAGCTTTATTAGCTTCATTACCTGTATTATATTTAATAGTCTTAACTAAGTCTGACACTGTTTTAATTGTTTTAGCTGTTAGTTTGTATGCTGCACTACCTAATACAGTAAATGCTACATCTAAAGCACCTGAGTCTTTAGCATTATCTAATGCTTCAATATAGTCTATTTTAGTTTTTGTATCCATTGAAGCTTTTAAATAGTCTACTAAATAACCCACTCCGGCACCAATTGCAGAACCGGCTAGCATTCCAAATCCAAATGGGGCTCCAACCCTAGCCCCTATTGCAGCACCAGTTATAGCTCCACTAGTTTCACCCAATGAATTAATTATACTATCTAGTATAGATTCATCAAGTGGTTGCATAGCTTGTGTCCAGTCATCACCCATAGTTTTCTTTAAATCTTCTACAGACTGTCCAGTTGGATTTATATATAAATCACCACTTTCTGAATCAACAAATACCTCGTAACCTTGTTCTTGTAATATTTTACCTATTTCAGTATTAGCTTTAAATTTAGCCTTAGCTAATTCAATCTTATCATAAATTAAAGGTGCAAAGAAAGACTCCTCTAGTATGGAAAATTTCTTTCTTTTTAGCTTAGAATATGTTTCTTTAGCTTTATATAATTGCTGAGCTAAAATATCTTCATAATTAGAAGTTGTTACTGTATCAAACTTATTGTCTATAAAGTTTTGTTCTAGTTGTTCTGGCGTTTGAAACTTAAGCTCATTCACATTAAAATCAAGTTTTTTAAACTTAGTTTTAGCCTCGTTTAAATCTACACCATAAGCTTCCTTAAAAAACTTATCTATCTCTTCCTTAGTATAACCTTGCTCTAATAATTCAGGAACTTTATTGACAGCTTCTTGTAATGGTATAGCATCAGCAGCTTCTGCATTATCTGCTAATGCTGCTGTAAGTCCAGTACCAGTCGCCATAGCAACTAATGGTTTGTATAGTTTTATATCTACATCTTTAGGAAAATACAGCCTAGCTACCAATGGGTCTCCATTTAGTAAAGTATTAGTTTCAATCTTTACATCTGTTCCCATTTGTTTAGCTATACCTTTTAGATATTTATATACTGCATCTTGGTACCATTTATCTACTTTTTCAACTTTACCTGTATTTATACTTGGGTATGCCCTAGGTTGCACATCTTTTGAGTCTAAAATAACCTCAAATATATTATGCCCAGTTTTAGCTGCATTAGATAAGTTATAATTTAATTCATATTTCCACCAGTTATCTATTAGAGGTACTTTACCCTTAGTATTTTTCATAAATTTATCTGCATCTTTTATGCGGGTACTTGTATATCTACCTAATGCATCCACAAAAGCATCTTTGTCTTTAACACTTTTATCAACAAAATTTTCAATAAAATAATTTTTAAATTTTCCAAACAATTCTCTCTGATTATCTACAGTAAATTTAGTATCTAATGGATTGTCAAAACTTAAATACGCAAATTTTTGCTGTGTAGGTGTATAAGGATTATATTTAGTAAAAGATACAGATAAAAAATATAACACTTTAGTTTTATCAGAATCAGCTAATTCATTATAAGTTTTACCTATAGTATTTTTTAAGAATTGATTGGCATCATCTGACTTAGTTAAAAAATCATCTGCAATTTCTAGGAACTTTTTATTTTCTTTACCTGTGTAATTAATAGTAGGTTTTCCTACAAAACGCTCAGGTAAGTCTTCTATAGGCACTGCATTTTTTATACTCTGAGCAGCATCATATTGTATTTCTTGTAATGAATATATTTTACCTTGTGGTGTTTGTAGGTTATAAATATATCTAGAATGAGGACCAAAGTTTTCAACATTATTAGTTTTTAATAAACTCCAATGTGGAGTATAAATAGGAAATCTACTATCTACTATAACATCCTCATTATAATCAAAGTCTAAATTAGCAGATTTTTTAGGAACATTTGCATAGCCCATATATTCTTTATGAGGTGAATTTATTCTCTCAATATCTAAATTATTTTCAAGGTAATTTTTAAGCCCTTTAATATCAACTCGCTGTGAATCTCCTATAAATTTTTGCATTGGTTTATAAATAGGGTCATCTACTTTAACACCCCTATTTTTTAAACCATTAAGTAATGATTCTTTTTTAATTGTTTTAATTTCTGGGTTTTTAGCTATAAAGTTATCTATAGCCTCAATAAGTTTTGATACAAGTTTTACTTCTGCCATTTACTAACCCTCCCTATTTGGCTGTGATGCTAATTGACTAACATCTTGAGCCATCATTTGAGCTTGCTGTTCTAACTGTGGACTTCCGCCTAACGCAGCTGAAACTTGGCTTAAAATTTCTGCTACTTCACTAGAATTTTTAAGCTTAATATTTTTAACTGTAAGTGAAGCAATTTTAAAATATTGCGCAGGTGCTATTTGCATTAATAGTTGTCCTACAGGACCACCTAATAATGTTTCAAGCATTTGCCTATTCTGTTCATTAGTATCATTATAAGCAACAGATTGCACTTCTACATCAAAATCAGTAAAGTAAATATCTGAGCCTTTCTCTGTAACAGGAACCATTATATAATTACCTTCCTCATCAATTAAAGGCTCACCTGTGTCAGGATTTAATGCCTCGACAAATACAGGGATTTGCTCAGGAGTTCCATCTGGCAATATTCTACCTGTATACTTCATTAATGGTTTATTAATTTCTAGCCATCTACTAACTATATCATCATCGTTAAGATTTATTATTTGATGAGCTGTAAAATACTGTTGAATTAAATTAGCTATATCCATCCCAAGTAATTTGTAAAATTTTTCTATTTTAACTGAAGCAAATCTTAAAGCTAATATAGTTGCATTTTGTTGTAGCTGGACTTTTTTACCACTATCAGAAGCATATGCCATACCAAGAAAGCTATCATTAATACCTAATATTTTTTGTATCCTATCTAAAGCATTATTAATAATTAGGTATTGTTGCTGGATATCTGGAGATATATTTTCTATCTTAATACCATTTAAGTCATTTACAGGTATTACACCACTAACTCTATTAAAAGCTGCAGTGAACTCGGCTAAATTATCTACAGCCCCATGCTGAACAAGAGCTTTTTGAGTATTAACTAGTAGTTGTATTTTTAATAAAGCTTGATTTATAGCTTTTTGTGGCTCAATAACTTCCCTCATTATGCCATAGTACTCTTCTTTATCACTCTTATGAAGTTTTAAAATTCTATAAGGAAACCTTACTTTTTTAAACGTTACTTTTTTCTTTTCTAGTATAGTATCACCACTCCAATAAATTGACCATACTTCGTCTTTATCATCAACTATTATGGAGTGGACTATTAAGTAATTATCATGTAGCTTATAGTAACCTGCAAAAGCATTGTCATATTTATAACTTAACTCAGCTTCCTCTACATTTAAGAAGTTATAATTAGCTTCTAACTCATCTACCTTTCTCTTACCAAATAGTTTTATAACTTGTTCTTTATTTAGCCACCTAAATCTATGAATAAACCTTGCATCAGAGTAGTCTTCTTTGCGACTCATAGGGTCTAAAACTAATTCATAATCTGGCACATATTCTAGTTCTATATCATAGATAGGCCTGCCAAACTCATCTCTTCTGCCACTATCTACTACATCTATGTAGGCCGAAAATAACCCTGAAAGCAACCCACCTAATTTTATATCATCTCCTACACTGTCCATATTATTCTTGCGCAATACATAGTTAACTAAATTATTTAGTATTTCTGTTATTGCTACATCTTGTTGTTGTATTGGTATAAACTTAATTGTGTTTATAACAGTTGAATAGTAACCAATAAGCATTCTACCAAACATTTTAAACACATTAAACGTTTCTTTAGGCTGACCTCTATTTGCTAATACTGAAAGCTGTTCCTGTGTATAGTGTCTATTATGAAATAAGTCCCAAACTTCCATTGCTTCCTTTCTGGAATCTTCATAAATCTCATAGCCTATCTTAAACGTATCTTTTAAATCTTCTATAGTTGCTTTCATATTTTAGCCCCTAGTTTTGTATATAAAAAGGATTTTTCTTTATTGATTCAGCAGGAGTATCAGTAGGAGTATTAACATTAATAGCATCAGGTGATACAAGTCTAGGCGTTTCCGGTTTCGCGCCTGCTTTAGTACCATATTTTTTAGCTAAATTATTAAGTCTATCTATAATACTATTAATATCACTTACCATACCACCAAATAAAGGAATAGTAATATATGGGTCATTAGTATCAATTACAGATTGTAATTGCCCATGTATTTGCTTATACATATTCGCTAAGCCTTTAAATATAACCTCAGGTCTTTGGTTTAGATTAGCAAAAGCATCTTCAAAGGACTTAATTTCTGCTTCTGTTAAAGCAGAGCCAAATAAAGCATGTCTTAAAGTAGACTTAATTAAATTATAAGCTAATACAGATTCAGCACTATCAGGGTCTATACCTAAATATTTCTTAATATCAAATACTTTTTTATCTATAGGTCCTAATTGGTCTGGTGTTAGCTTAGACGCAGAGTCAGCAAGGCTTACCATTTTGTTTACACTTTCTATTATTTTCTTATCTTGTGAGTCTAGCTTAATACCTTTAGTCCACATATAGTCAAATACTTTACCTTTTTGCTCAGGTGTTAATGCTTTAGGCTCTATCCCATTTAAGCCTTTATTTTTACCCCAAGACTCTATTTCTCTTTGATATGCTTCAATATCTCTTTTTTTAAGCTCATATACAGAAGGCTGATATGTTTTAGAAGTAGCATTTGTTAAAGACTTAAAAGCATCAACCATATAATTAAATTGACTATCTGCTACAAAACGCTTAGCACCTATTATAGTAGCAATTTCTGGGTATAACACTACATCTTCTTTTCCATCTAAAAATTCAGAAATACCTACCAATTTATTTAATGTTTTAGCATTTTGTATAGCTATATCTTTAAAATTATTAAAATCTTTTATTTGCTCTTTGTCTATTCCTGCTTGTGTTAAATACTCAGCTACTAAAGGACTCTCTAAAAATCTTTTATGTATAGTTCTTAAATATTGCTCAGCCTTAGGGTCTACAGGATTAAAAGGTCTTATCTTTTTGAATTCAAATAAATTTTTAGTATATTCAGGTAGAGCATTTATATACCTTGGGTCACCAGCTTCAACTGATTTAACTAGTGCATCTGCTGTAGTTTGAGCTGCTACGTGCTGCCATAATGTTTTATATTTATTATTTTCAAGCTTTAGTGTTTCTAAATCAGCATTAATCTTTTCAATTTCTAACTGCTGTTTATTTTTAAGTAATTCACCAGGAACCCATTTACCTGAGTCATCTTTAACATAGCCAGCCCCTAATAGTTCAGCTTCTATTCTCTTATTTTGTGCGTCAACCTCTTGTCTTTTTAAATCTAAATATTGGCTTTGGATATCAATCTGCTTTTTAGTTAAAGCTAATTGTATACCTTGCGCTACACCTTCACCAAAACCCATAGCTATCTCCTCTTATTTTAACATAGCATAAGTTCCACCAGTAGCAGCGCCTTGAAGAATACTATTAATAACACCTTGGCTACCTTGCCATAGTGTATTAGCATATTGGCTATTAACTCCTGCTAATGCTCCGGTGGCATTAACTGCTGTTTGTCCGGCCATATTTATTTGACCTAACATTTGAGTACCTTGACCTAAACCTAATCCTAAGAAACCCATTTGTTTTGCTCTTACTTCATCTTCAGCAGTAGCTCTAGCTATGGCTCTTTGTTGGGCTCCTGCTACTTCTAGTGAGGTTAAAGCTTTTTCTGCAATAGAGCTCTTGTCTAAACCTTTTTGAGCTAATGTAACTTCTATATTCTCCTTAGCTTTAGCTAATTCTTTATTTATAGACTGTATTTTAGGTGCTATTACATCATCAGGTTCAAGAGATTTAAAATAATCACCTAATGTTTCAGTTAAATCACCAAATATAGCTTTCCAGTCATTATATTGCTCTTTCATAAACTCTACTTGCTCAGCTGATAGAGCTACGCCTGCTTTAGCAGCATCTGCAGCAGCTTCTTGGGCTTTTGCCGCACCTGAATAGTCTGTTAGACCAATAGCGTCTGTTACAGTTCTAACAACTCCACCCATTATTTACCTCCACGAGTTTTTGCATTAGTATTTTCAAAAGCTTCAGTTAAATTAGACTTCTTTATTTTATGTTCTTTAGGTTCTACCTTTTCTCTCATCTATACCTCCGCTTCGTAATGTATAGCTATTATTTTACCTTTATATCTAGATATAATATTTTGGCCTTCTTTAGTGGCACTTTCAGCCCTCCACTTTTTAAATCCTGCTTGTCTTATTATATCAATTCCAGTATCTATTAAATCCTTAGCTTTAAATCTGTATTTAGGTTCTATATATAGGCTTGACCAAAAGAATACTTCTGAGTCTAATGGATGGCCTATAAAAAAACCTACTAGTTCATTTTCTTTATATAAACCAAGTACTATACTTCCTACCTTACTAATAAATTGCAAACATTCTTTCTCTATTTGTGCTGGTAAAAGCCCATAGTTTATATTTTCATGCATTTTCTTATATAAATCTATTAATTTATCTAAGTCCTCTTCTTTAATATAATATATGCTAAATTTTGACATTTTACATATCCTTTTTAATTTAATACATTATGCGTGTGAATCTATACCTAATTTATCAGTGCAAACCCAAAGTAATAAGGATTTAAAATAAGCGTTACCATTAAGAGTATCATTAGCATTATTTGCATTCCTGCTAATTCTAATATCTATTTGCACATCTGTATCAACTATTGCAGAACCGCTTATAGCCTCAAAAGTAGAAGTTTGTAATAAAGTTCCTGAACTATAAGTATATTTAGTTCCAGTAGAGGCTATAGTAGTCCACCCTGGTATAGCCTCTCCAGGATGATATATTCTATAAGTTATATTCCAAACAACATCGCCAGGAACTTCTTGAATCCAATATAATTCTGGTATAATATCTGTGCCTAATTTGTAACCTCTTGGAATTTGTACTGACATATAAATAGTATAATCATCAGATAAATCCGCATCATTTGTAAAAGATATAGCATGCCTATCATAATCATAAACAACACTTTTAGTAATAGGCGAATCAGGAGTAATATTTAATTCTACATCATTTACTGTAAAAGCCATAGATTCATATACATCTATAATTCTATTTTGTAAATCTAATATACCAGCAGCATTTTGTGTAATATTATCATTAGCTATTTTAAGTTCTGAGTCTAATAATATATCAGCAATTTTTAGTGAAGTTGCAGAGTCTAAATAATAAGTATTCTCAGGAGTTTTATATGAACCATCTATTTCTAATCCAGCACCTTTAATAATAGCCAATATTAAAGCTTTGTTCTCGTCTGTTAAATCTTTTAAAGTTTTAGACTCACTATTTGTAATCATATTTGTAAGAATATTAGTTAATACTCTTTTAATTTCTGCCTCATTTTTAATGTTAAATGGTATTTGTATTTTATCTGCCATTTGCTCTCCCCGCTACTTTAAACTCTATTTCATATATAACACCAGTACCTATGCATTCAATTTCAAAATAATAGCCTTCTTGTAAATCTGTAGGAATTTTAACCTCGTCTGTTTTAATATTCTGAGCACTTATAATATATGAATTAACTAAATTACCATCGATATAAATATTTATGGTAAAATCCCCCTTATAGCTAATATATACAATTTTATATTGTTTTAGCATAGAAATAAAGCCTTCAGTTAAAGCCGGGGATTTATACTGTAATTGAAGCTCATTACCAGTATACCATTCATAAATATAGCCATTATAATAAGAATAAAGCTTATTCTCTGATTTATGTAAATATTCTGAATTAATACTATATTCCCTAATATTAAACCCTAATTCTTTTAGTCTAAAATCAATAACAATTATACCATTAGAATGTTGTAAAAAATATTGCTCATCATAAACTTCAGCATTTATAGGTGTTATAGCTAATTTACCTAATTTATTTTTAGTTAATATAATAATTTCACCACCATTAGAAGCACAAATACCATCTTCTGACATCCATAATAATGTATTATTAGTATATTTTATGGTATTATGCTCAATACAACCATAAGCGCCATTTAATAAATATCTATACATATTATCAGGAGTAGTTCCAACTAATATATAAGTTTCATATTTAGTAAATATAAGTAATCCATTAGCTGTTGGGCCTATACCTGTAATTATATCATCAAATATTATATAATTAGGCCAATAATTAGGATAAGCAGGTTTAGTAAAATATAACGTATTACCTTCAGCACCAAATAGCATAGTTAGATATTTAGTAATATACTTTAAATTTGCTGGTGGAGTATCGTTATCCCAAGAAGTTAATATATCTCCTTCTATATTAATTTCTGATACATCATCAGTCCAAGAAGTAACACCACTAGTCCAAGTTAATGATTTAATATCAAGCGTTTCAACTAATGAGTAATCAGTTAAATGCTCACCTAATCTATATACTTTTATATGTGTAATTTGTGGGTCTATAGGTTGCTTTATATTACCTATAATAATTGCCGCTGTACCAGAACCTGCTAAGTTTAGTTCAGCTGATGGCGAAGGTTTAGACTCAGTACCATCATTAATATTATAATAAGTGTATACATAATCATATATATAACCTTTTTTTATATTTGAACCAGTAGTCTCTGTTAAAGTAGGTGCAGCGTCTGGAGGTTCAATACCAATAAAATTTTCTTGTCCACTAGAATATTTTTTAGGCTTTTGTCCTTCCTCAGTATAGTATAGAACTTCATTGTATTCAGTATAATTTCTATAGTTATTACTTGATAGCCAAGTATTTTCAAAATAATAGATATATTTGTTAGCAGAAATATTAGTATTAGTTAAATCTTTAGTAGATTCTATAACTCCTCTGTCTATTTCAGTATTAACTAATATTTGTGCCTCATTAGGTTGTAATAAATGAGGAGCTAACTTTTTATTTAAACCTTGAAAACAGTTATTTACTAACATACTCCTATCCTTTAATATACCCAAATAACCTCTTGTGGTTTATCTTTGTCAATATCACAATGTATAAAATCTTTAGCTATACCTATCCTATTAAACCCTGCTCTAATTAAAGCATTTACTATTAAGTATCTACTTGTAGAAGTTTGACAAGATATATCAACAGCAATTCCCTTTAAATGAGAGCTATTAGGGCTTCCGCCAACTTCTTTATTATGCTTTTCACACCTATAGCCTGATGTAATTATAAAAGGAATTTTTGCTAATCTTCTTGCATCATCTAATTTTTTTACAAATTGTGGGTCTATTTCATTTTTACCACAACAAGAGCAAGCAAATTCTTCTATCTTAAAGTAATCAAACATACTATTCTCCTATATTATTTTTAATACTTGTAAAATTACATATGTTACTATACTTATAATTATACCAGCTAAAGTCTTATCTCTGTTTCGTATCAAATCCTTTATTTCATACACCTCTTCTTTCAAGTTTTTCATAGTAAGACTATGAACAGGGCATTGTGCGAACTGTTTATTTGTTTCTGTTTGGATAGTATTATATTTTAAATATAAGTCGCGCACATCTTGTTGTAGTCTTTCTTGATGAGTAAGAACAGAGGTAAAATTCTTATTTAGCTCTTTTAATTCTCCCATAGTTTGTGCAAGTGCTTTTTGTGTTTCTGTTACTATCTTTATATCTGCCCTTACTTCTGCCATTTCCATTAGCATTTTATTCTTAAAGTCTAAAAACTCTTTCTCCATATCACCTCCTACCTAACTTTTTTTCTTATTGACATTTCATATTTACCATTTGTAAGGTATCTCATTTATCCTTCCTTAATGTTTCAGCAACTACACTGCCTACCTTTTCGGCACTTCTACCAATGACATACCCACCAAGACCAAGCTGAATAATGTCATACAGTTTTAGTTTCATTTCATGGGTAAGGTTGCTTGCCGTAAATCCAAGCCAATCGGCAGTAATGAGAGCAACGAATGTTAGCATTGTTATTGGTCGCCAAGAGCGAGCAAGCCAACTCTCTGACTTAGCCTCAGCTATTATTACATTACTTTTGCTTTCAAGCTCCCTTGTAATCAAATCATACTCTTTTATTAGTAAGCTTGTTTGTAGCTCTGATTTTAGTTTAGTTGCCAAATCTTTATCAGGAATAGCCTTATCAACTACTCCAAATACCTTATCTAATACTGTGCCTATAACAGGTATAAAATTAAACATTTTCTAATAGCCTCTTTATTTTTCTACTATAGCCATTCAGGAAAGATAGTTGTAAAGGTTATAGCTGGCAATTCTGCTTCGCTTGTAGCGTTGTTAATTTGAGTTTCAAGGTTGTAGTATTCTTGTTTAACAAGAAAGGCAAAATAATTTCTGAACGCACTTTTCAATTCTTGTGTTAGCCAGTAATTTATAAGTTGATTTGTAGATGATTGGTATTTAATGAGTATGTTATCTAAAGCAGCAGTGAAGTCAGGATAGTTTTTAATTGTTTCGTCTGTTATATCTTTTCTTAACTGTATTGTATCTATATTTTGTAGTGATAAATAACTTTCACCATTATCTTTATCACTAACATCTGACCTTTGTTTTAGTTCAGGATAGTATTTTTCTATATAAGCTTTTGCTTCATTTGATAGTTTTTGTAATAATTCTTGTTTTTTGTCTTGAAGCTTTTCTTGTTCTGTTTTTACTCTGATTTGTCCGTTGTCAAGGATAATATCATCAGTACTCTCTACTTCCAATTCTACAGCATTAACTCCTTGTGGGACAGCTTCAGGAAGTAAAGCGCAACAAAGTATATTAAGTTCTGGATGTAAATATGCAAATATCTTCATTATACTAACCTCCTAACCAAAACATAACCTGATGTTAATTGTGGAAATGTTATTGTTCCAAGAGAAGTCCAAGTAGTCGTCGTATCTCGCCAATCTGTGGAAAAACTGACCAAACCTGGATAATTGTAACTCAATCCATATGTATCATAAATTCCTTTTACATTTTTATATTGGACAAAATTTGTTATATAAAAAGCAGAACTTGCAAACGCCGTTCCACATCTAAGAGCAGAATAAGTGAGATAATTTGAATATATGTTTGGACGCACCCGAAAAACTTCAGCATATACAAAAGAATCGCTATAAGTTGTATTATTAGGATTTAAAAAAATATGTGCTGCCTTTCCACCCGAAGTTCCACCCGAAGTTCCACCAGTATTACTACAAACCAAATGACATTCGTAATAAGTCCCGCTCTGCGTCGCTATTCTCAACGGCACACTCGTTGTATTACTAAAACTTATGTAAGCTTCCTCCCCCACCTGCAACATGTAATCACTCGTTGTGTTAGTCAAGTCAACTCGCCTGAATGTATAAACATTACTTCTCACATAAGTCACACTTAAATCCAAAGCCCCATTTGCATCTAAAGGCACTATCACATTTGGAGCAGGTGTCTGACTTGTATCAAAGCCATCTACAGTGTCTGCATCCAGCCCGCTGCTTGACCCATCCACAGTTTTGATTTGCTCCAGTATATTAGTAGCGCCAAGTTGAGCAGCAGTTACATTATGGGGGTTGTTTGTGTTAGACGTATGGGAAGTCAAATCGGTAGCAGTTGCAAAATATGAGGCATGATAACCATCTAAAGTATCAGCATCATCTATAAATGTATTAGTACTTATACCATTAATTTTGATAAATCTTCCTTTATTATCATTAGGAGCTAATATAGTATTATATACTAAATCTTCAGAAGCAGTAGAATTCCTATCATACCTATAGATATAGATATCCTCAGTTTCTCTTACCATAAAC